TGGAGCTTGGACTCAAAATTTAAAAATCTATAAACACACTAACGGAGCTTGGAAGAGGAGTTATTAAACTATGGCAAACATTAAAATCTCAGACTTAACAGCAGCATCGGTAGCAGCAGATGCCAATGAGTTTGAAATAAACGAAGCAGGTACCAGTAAGAAAGTTACAGGTGCTCAAATCTCAGCACTTGTAGAATCTAACTTAGGTTTAGGAGCATTAGCTACTTTATCTGCAGTAGGTACTACACAAATTACAGATGGATCAGTTACTAACGCTAAGTTAGGTGCAGATGCAGTTGATGGAACTAAGATTGCTGATGATGCAATCGACTCAGAACATATTGCAGCAGATTCTATTGATACTGAACACTATGCTCCAGGTTCTGTAGATACAACAGCTTTAGCTGATTCTTCAGTAACTACTGCTAAAGTTTCTGCAACAGGTACTGCTGATGCTAATACATTCTTAAGTGGTGCAGGTACATGGGCTGCAGCAGGGGGTGGTGGCACTTATCACATGGAAGTTTTTAATAACCCAGGTACATGGACAAAACCTTCTAATGTCTCTTCATTAAAAACTACAGTTATTGGTGGTGGTGGAGGATACGCTTATAACAGTAATGGAAATCCTGGTGGAACTTCATCTTTTGGTGCTTTTTCTAGTGCTACTGGTGGAAATGGTTTAACCTTTCCTACAAATGCGACTACTCCTGGAGTAGGATCTGGTGGTACTATGAATTTCTATGGAAATACTAATCATATTGGTTCTGGTACAACTTTAGGAATGGGACCTTCTGCTGTGACTTTTTCAACAGGAATTTTATGGGCTCCCTCTCCACCTGCTAGAAGAATACCTGGATCTGGATTTGGTGCAGGAACTTATGGAGGTGAGAATAGTGGTGGAGCAGGAGGAACAGCTATTGAATATTTAGATGCTGCTAGTGTACCAGGTCCAGTAGCTGTTACTGTAGGAAATGCAGGATCTACAGGAGGAGCTCCTAATGCTATATCATTACCAGCTTCTAAAGGTGGTGTTGTTGTTGAATGGTGGGAATAAGAAAGGAGTAAATGATGACTAAAAAAGCATTGGTAAGTACTATTGAACTTGATGGTGATAATGGTAATAGAGTATTAGAAATAGTGGAAACAGGTAATGAATTTGAAGTACATTCTTCTTTAGAATGGAAAGAGTGTCCAGATTTTGTTACTCAAGGGAATTATTGGTGGAAACCATCAACATCTGAATTTAAAAAACTACCTCATACAGTAGATCAATCTACAGCAGGTAATTTAACTGTTGATGCAGAAGGTAACCCAACAGAAGCATACGAATGGAACTGGGACACAGAGTCTTGGTTTAAAGTACAAGTATTATAAATAAATATTAGAAAGGATAATCGTGACCAACGATTTTGATAAAAATGGATATGTCCATTTAAAAGATTTTCTTAAGAAAGATAATTGTAAAAAGTTAACAAAAGTTTTAAAAGATTTAGTAGATCAAAAAAAAACACATCATGATGAACAGTGTCCTACATCTGAAGCAATACATGGTAATGAAACTTTTGATCAATTACTTTTAGATTTATTACCTCATTTTGAAAAAGCTTGTGGTAAAAAGTTATATCCTACTTACTCTTATGCTAGGTTATATAAACCTGGTGAAGAACTAAAGAAACATACTGATAGACCTGCTTGTGAAATATCAGCAACAGTTACTTTAGGTTTTGAAGGAGATGTGTGGTCTATCTTTATGGCAGGTAATAAAGTCGATATGAAAGTAGGTGATGCTGTATTATATCGTGGAATGGATCTAGAACATTGGAGAGAAAAGTACACTGAAGGTAAATGGCAGGCTCAAGTATTTTTACATTATGTAGATGCAGATGGTCCTCATGCAGATCAAAAGTATGATGGTAGAAAATGTTTAGGAATAAATAAAAATAATCCTACTTATGAAACAATAACAAATGTTGCTGTATTTCCAAATCATATTTCAAATGAAGGATGTAGTAAACTAATTGAAACATATTCACAAGATTCAATAGATAAAGAACTTCCTTATATTGGTGGTAATTTTGAAAAAATTGATAGAAACATTCGTGATGTAGAAAGAGTAATGCTCCCACAGAATGTAGGTATAGGAGCAACACTTACTGCAACAGGATTAAATGCTAATCATTATTGGTGGAAATATAATATTACTCATGCAAATCAAACTGAGTTATTAATTTATAAACCTGATGGACATTACAATCCTCATGTAGATACATTTCATGCACATAGTGATGAAACAAGAAAGTTAACAGCATTAGCTTTTCTTAATGATGATTATGAAGGAGGTAAGTTCTTTTTAAATTCAGATGGTAATTTAATTTATCCACCTCAAGAAAAAGGAACAGTATTAATATTTCCTAGTTATATGGTACATGGTGTAGAACCAGTTACAAAAGGTATAAGATACAGTGCTGTAACATGGTTAGTCGGACCATATTTTAAATGATATTAGATTACTTAGATAAAAGTTTTATAAAACCATTAGATGAATTAACTGAAACAAGAAGAGATTTTCCTTGGTTTTTTATAAAAGACTCAATAGGATATGGTAAAAAAAGCTTTCCTGTATTTACACATTTAATATATGAAAAAGATAGAAAAATTAATTCTACTCCTGAGCTTTTTGATTATGTATTAAATATATTAAATACTATATGTAATAAACATAATATAGAATATAAGTTTATTGATAGAATACAAATTAATTTATTATTAAATCATTTAAACTGTGAGAACTATGATAATATTCACACTGATAAAGATGATAAAGGATATAAAAGTATTTTAATTTATCTTAATGATTCAGAAGGAGATACAATAATATATGATAAAGAAACTTATTATGTAGCTCCTGAACAAGGTAAATATGTTATATTTGATTCTAATCTTAAACATACTGCATCGTTACCTAAAGATACTTTAATTAGAAAAGTAATTAATATTATAATTAAAATGAAAGATAAATAATGGATAATTTTATAGAGATATATAAACAAGTTTTAACACCTAACTTTTGTAATGCTGTTATAGAACAATTTAATAAAGCAGAAGAAATGGGATTTACTGAAAATAGACAAAAAGGTGAAGGAGCCCATAAATTACATAAAGATGATAATCATTTATTTTATCCAAGTCAAATAAGATCTGATGCTATAGATCAAGATTTAATTAAAAAACTTAATGAAGAACTATGGAATACTGCTTATAAACAATATGCTGATAAGTATAGTATATTAAGTACTTTACCTCCTCATGGATCTTATTGTTCTAAAATACAAAAGACTAAACCTGGTGAAGGTTATCATGTTTGGCATTGTGAACATGCTCATAATGGAAATGCAGGAAGAATTTTAACATGGACTGTTTATCTTAATGATACTTTTGAAGCAGGAGAAACAGAGTTTCTTTATCAACAGTATAGATACAAACCACAACAGGGAGATATAGTAATATTTCCTGCAGCATTTACTCATACACACAGAGGAAACCCACCTATTGGTGGAGACAAATATATAATCACAGGATGGATTGAATACTAATATGACAACTCCTAAAGAAGTAGAACAACGACTAAACTCCCATGAAGAGCTGTGTGCCGAAAGGTATGCTAATATTCATGCTCGTATAGACAAAATAGAAGCTGTTCTTAATAAACTTCTTTGGACTATTATATTAGGATTTGGTAGTATTGTTGTATCAACAATGATAGTTAATAAAGCTCATGCTGAGACTAGAACAATTATTGAACAACGAGGTATGCCAGTACCTACAGCTATAGCTCCTTCTATATCAGCATATTCTCAAGACTTATGTGTAGTACCTGTAACTGGAGCAGTATCAGGTGGTATTATATCTGTAGCAGGTGGTACTGCTGTTGAAGATGATGGATGCCAAAGACGTAAATATGCAAAAGTTTTAAATGACTTAGGTCTTAAAGTAGCAGCCGTATCTGTTATGTGTGAAGATATTAAAGTATGGAATGCTATGGAGTTATCAGGTAGTCCGTGCCCTATTGGTGGAGCTACTGGAGTAGCAGCTAGATCTGCATGGTATGATTTACATCCTGAAAGGTTTACTAAATTATATGGCAAGGAATTTGTTTTGGTTGTTCCTCTTAACATGGAGTAGTTATGGATATACTTGGTATTGTACGTACACACCTGACACAAATGGTTACATGGTTGAAGACTCACTTGAATGCTACGACATTGAAGAGTCCGTTGCTATATCTCAGTATTGGTGTGTTAACTATATGCCAGAAGATCCAATCTGTGGTAACTACACTACTTGCACGGATCAAACAGAGCAAAGATCAATTAGTTGTACAGATCCAAACACAAGTGGAATTGTTAACCAAGCACGTTTCTACACATGTGCATCAGATTCGTGGACACCTTGGCAAACTACGTCAGAAAGTTGTATCCCTAATCCCCCAACGTGTATTGAATCTGTTGAAGAAAGAACAGTAGAATGCGAACCTGGGTATCATGGATCATTAGTAGAGCAAAAACTTACGACATGCTCGACTCCATACTCGGAGCCAATTCACTCAGCTTGGACTATGATATCAACATCATGTACCCTAAAAGCAGCAGATCCAACAAGCATAGAGAGTCCATTGAATCCAGCATCACCCATAAATTCGTTGGATCAAAACTCCGTAGATGTAACAACACAGAGTGTAAAACCTGTGCCAATGGAACAG